TATAAATACCAATTGGCGTATTCCTAAAATAACTTTTAATCAACTCAGCGAACTTTTGCCAGTTCGTTTCCCCGCCATACGCGCCGCCATACGATTCTTCAAGGTCAATCCATAATCCCAATTCGGGCAAATCGTTTCCAATCTTCGACCGCCATATGTCCGCCTGCTGTTGCGGAGTTGAGCGGCTGTCATAAAACCAATAACTCCCGCGCTTCAAGCCCGCCGCTTTTGCCGCCTGCCAGTTGTAAGCAAAATCTTCGTCCGCCCATGTGTTTTGACCGGCGCGAATAATCACGCCGTCAACCTGCTTTTTCATTTGCACAAAATCCACGCCGCGCGCGGTTGTGTTTTTATCCTGCCAAAAAGATATATCGGGGATTGTTTTTAACGGGATGAAGTTCATAACCCACCCAATACCCAACCGACAACCAATAAAATCACAGACTGGAATATTCCCCATACTCTAGGTTCCCAGCGGTTATCGTTATTTTTCATTTGCATAACATACGGATATATCTCTCTTAATTTTTTCTGGTCATTCTCCAAAAAAATAATTACATACTGTAATACTGTCAATACCGCCCTCGTCTCTTGCGCCAGTTTTTTCTTTTTTAATTGCGTTGCTATGGTCTCTTTTGTTTTTTCTAAAACATCCTCAGTGATGCCCTCGTTTCCGTTTATATATTGCATGACGCTCGCTCCGATGAATAGGTCGCCCGCCTGCTCCCGCGCTCTTTTGAGTCAAGCCAGTGGGAGGGTTTCGGCGGGCGATAGGTGGATTATATCACTATCACTTAAACAACGATGGATATGATTTGTTTGCGGCTTTTCCGCCAGCCAACGCAAGCAGGGCGGATACAATCGCAACGACCAACGCGTTGAATGTTTCCGCGTCAACCGGCACGCCAAGCCAATCAAGCGTGAATTTCATTACAGAACCTACCAGAACCACCAATACAGACTCAAGTAATTCAAGCATTTTTTATTCTCCTTTAATTAGTTTCGATTATTATATCATGACGAAAGGATTCTAACCTTTACGCCGTCTACTCAATTCAACAGATAACGGATGCTCATTACACGCGATGTTGGAGCGCACCCACGCAATAAGTCTATCAACTTCGGCATTATGTTTGTCTGCCCCACAGGTGCAACCTTCTTGGCTGTCATCGCAACAACCTTCATCCGACTTAGGACATGAATACCAGCAATCTTCACAGGTATCATGACCGACTTTCAAACCTTCCAACTTTTCGATAAGTTCATCAATTTGCTCACACGTACAGCCGTCCACCGCAAAACTTTGTTGGGTGGCTTTTGCTTGCCAGCCATTCCAAAAAAAACCAAACATTTCTAGCCATTCACGATCAAGACTGTTTTCGTCGTGAGGCGGACATATTTTCTTGAACTCTTGCAAAGCCAAATCAGCTTCTGACATATTACCTCCGTGTTGAGCAAGTCCGCCCAACTATGTGATATGCGGAATGTTCACCATTACTGGCATACATCCGCGCCACCAACCGCACGATTACAAATGTATTCGCCGTTGGCTAATTCGAGATACCCATTCGCCGCCCAGCCGATATACTCGACCGTCCCGCCGCATTGCGAGCGGATGATATTACTCCCGTCGCTCAAAAAATTCGGTGTCGAGCGGATATACCAGCAACCGTCGCCAAGAATATCAAGGTGTTTTTGCGTAACCACCTTAGTTTCATCCGTCGCGGCGATAGCAGACGGACTGTAGCGCGTCTGCGTGGCGACGGGCATTGTAGCGGTAGCAGACGGCGTGCTATTCGTCATTGCGCCTGCTACCGAACAGGCAAGTATCAGCGGGACTGATACGATGGGGATGATATATCGCAAGTTCATGAATTGACATCCGTTATAAACTCCGCCATTGACACGGCGATTAAAAACAACGACAAAAACACATAACCAAACACATACAACAAAAACGCTAATAGCAAAAACAGCCAACCAAGCCAAACACATCGCGAATTATCTGGTTTCATAATTTTTTCAATTCTCCTAGTTTCTGTCGCTTGCCGCCATTAGCAAGCCGCCGTCGCTTGTACTCTGCTATTATCGGTTGCCACTCAGGATATAACGAATGATCTCTGCTAATGGTAGCAACGTAATTTTTTTGACCTTTGACCTTGCTACCGCAACGCATGATAATTATTTTGTCGCCGTGCGGTTCCCATCGCAGTCTGCTACCGGCTTCCAGTTGCGCCGCCTGCTGTTGTAGCAGGGCGTTACCGATGTCTTTCAGGTTGCTATCAGCCGTAACCGCCGCCGCTATTGCTCGCGGGGCGGGAGCGGAGGGTTTACCTGTTTCGTTTCTGATGCAAACGCTCGCGCGGGGCGAAAAGTTACAGCCTGTTTATTTTCAGATTTTTTAGCCGTTCGTCCCTGTACAATTGACAAAATCTTCTCGACCTCTTCGGGGTCATATTGGCTATTCAAGCGCTCAATAGTTTGTAGCAACCCATCGCCTTGACGAAGTAACTCCTCTGCTACCTGTGCGTTTATGCGTTGGTCTTCCATGCTCGCCAACGCCTGCGCCTTGTGGCGACGCCGCGCTACATCGGGATCATTGTAATAATACAAAAACCCAACGACCGTATGAATACCCGTCAACACAACAACGCCGCCCAAAAGAATTGAAGTCCAACGCTCGCCTTGAAATTGAAGATAATCAGCAACGCCCAAAAAAACGCTTGTGGCAAACGCTAGTCCCGCCATAAATAATGAGCCTTTACGCCACGCCTCAGTCGTGTGATTATATTGCCAGCCAATCTCCCACAACACGAACGGGATAGCGCACGCAAGGGAGGCAGATAATGCCTTCCAAATAGATTCGGTCAATCCGTAAACCACATCATAAGCCCGCACATCGGCAATAATAACAACGATGTTTGAGAACCACGCCATAATGACAGGCGCATTATTTACAATCTCAGCCCACTTGCCACTTGATTCGTCTGTCAATAACTCTGATATTTTTTTGCTCATTTGGGTTTCCTCATTTCATAACGGGGCGGATATAAATACTCATACACGTCTTTGATGACCGGAATGAGTATCAACGATAGGGCGGCGGCTAGTAACCAGATTATTTTTTTCATGACCTAACGGTTTGCGTGAGCGGCTTTACGCTGGCTCACGATTTTCAACTACCACGACTTCGGCGGGCAAGTCGCGCCCGCTTTCAACAAGTCCGCTCCACGCTTTGTTAGAAGGCGCTTTATGCGGGCAGTAACCATAAAAACCCAAAGACGAATTGCAATTATGACACAACACTCTATAACCATTTGGATAATTATTATTTCTAAGCCAGTAGTAAAAATGCGAGCCTGCTGTAATATCTAACCGCCTCCTTTCTTGTGCTCCATCTCCGTTTATATGATCTATTGATAAAAATTCAATTCTATTTTCTCCGCAACACTGACAATTGACACCATACTTTTTTAACACTTCAAGTTTTAGTGTTTTGAGTGTTTTTTTACCAATTTCGTTTTTGCAGGACTTACAATAAACATGCAAGCCGTCTTTTCTGCTGTTGTCTTTGCAGAACTCAAACACACTTTTTTCTTTTTTACACCGCTGGCAAAGTTTCTTGTTCATCAAGAGCCTTCTAAGAATTAGACTGCGAGGTATACACTCGCTCAATCTATAAACCGTTATACGGTTGTACATGTATCATCCATTTATACGGCGCAAGGTGGGTGAAGCACACATACCCGCCCGCGTGAGAGATTTCAACGTTTCGTATATCGTTGTGACTGTAACAATGATACACATACACGGGATAACCGTTATCGTCAATTGACTCATTGAGTAGTTCCGGCGGAAACCATTCGCGCCGTCCAGTCAACCAAGAATCAACGCGGACGCCATGCGCGTTTTGTACCGCTATCATTTCTTTTGCCCGTTCAAATATATTCATGGCACAAAAAAGAGATAAACCATCGGCGCGGCGACTAGGCAGGTTAGCGCGAAGATGGCAATCCATATCCACAGAATCGCGCCGCTGTTGCATTCAATTTTTTCACGATAATCTTCGTCTGGTAAGTTCATGTTATTCACCTTGTACATATTTCACATGCAAGCAAATCAGTTTCATGCCATGCCCCTGATCAAATATCACCCGCTCGCCGTCGCGCTCGTAACTGTACGCATGGATGTATTCGGTAGAGTTATCTTCGTAGATTACAAAATAATTTGTCATATCGCCTCATATTTCATAAACCAAAAACTCAACTCGTGGATTTAATTTATCATCCTCACGGAATGAATGTATCTCTATGACCTGACTATCATCCAACCATACCAAACCTTTGAGGGCGTCAAACATAACTTTTGTATAATTATCCAAGTCGCCGCGCCGTTGCGGTCGAAAGACCGTAAAATTAACTCCGACATTCTGTCTCAGCGGTTCGTATTCACGCAACTGAATAAATACCTGTTTCTTATAATCTGACGCCTCAGGCGTCACAATTATTCGGTTATTTGCAACCATCCAGTAACGATTAGCGGACGGCGGAACCGGCAAAATAAAACTATATTCCACGCGGCATCGCCTTCGCTTTGTCAAGATATTCGCGCGCCATTGTCAACCATTGCTCATCCATTGTCAACCAATAACGCTCCTCAGCGCGTGCCGATTTGTTTAATAAGATACGCCAGTTCATACAATCAACCTAACGGTTTGCGTAACCCGCAAAAGGGCGGGCTAGGACAAACCTTCTAAGTCGAATAAAAATTCAGGCTGGGAAAATGCCTGAGACGGGGACGAATCCCTTTTGTCGGGTTCACGCGATGTTAGACCCCGCCCTTGCCCGAAGAGTGGGACATTGGTTGCAAGTAACCTTTTCTCTGCAAGCATGACATATTCAGGGCTTATCTCAATTCCGAGATAATGACGGTTTAGCATTTTTGCCATTTTCAAAGTTGTGCCTGAACCAGTGAAACAATCAAGGACGGTATCACCTTCGTTTGACCATGAAAGAATATGGTCTTTTGCGAGTGCTTCGGGAAATTGCGCTGGATGGTTGTAGTCTCTATCAATTCCATTTGCTGCGTCAACAATCCAGACATTATTTCTAATGCCGTATTCTTTGCGAACCTGAACACGCAAATCTTTTTTATCACCTGTTTCGTGACGATGACCACCTGTCCACATTACGCGCTGTGCTTTCTTGATATTCTTTCTATCTGCAATCAGATTGTGAGTTTTTGGTAGCCCTTTTGAAAGGATAAACATATACTCAAACGATTGCCAATATAAATTATTTGAACCCGTTGCGCCTGCTACTTTGTGATAAATCATCGTTTCAACATTGAAGCCACACTCACGAAAATATAAAGCCTGTTTGAAACTGGTTAGCGTTTCGCTTCCGTTTATGGTTGCGTCACCGACCACCCACACCACAACCCCGCCCGCTTTTGTGACCCTGAACAACTCGCGGGCGATAGTTTCAAAATCGAAAGTAAAGCCGTTATAGGTTCGGAGATTGTCGTAAGGCGGGGATGTGACAGTAATATCAATGCAATCGGGCGGGAATGATTGCAAGACTACTGCGCTATCACCTGTGATTATTTTATCGAGTTCCATGCTACTCTCACGAAGGGGGCTAACGGCTTGCGTTACCTGCCGCCGACTTTGGCAAGTAACTCTCGAATAAAATTTACAAACATAGCAAGGCGCACTAGCATACCCGCGCCGAAGGCGGTCAGGTGCGCGCTTTGTTCGGCGGCACTTCTGACAAACTGATACCGCCTTATGAGATTACGTTCATCTTCGCCAAAACCAATCCATGACGCAGGCTTTATGCACAAGACTTCAAGCGTTCCCCACTCAAAATCAATGTTGGTTATAACCTGCTCATCATCGCCAGCGCGAGTAACAATATCGCCAACCGCAAAGGCTTGCTGAGAAAACGATAACTCAAACAAGCCTGGGTTATCTTCTTTCACGTTTGACGAATTTCCTGATTGTAAAAGATTCATTTTTTCTCGCTTCTTCGGTAGCAAGGAAGCCGCCGAACTAGCGGATATACAGATTGTACACTATACAATCCTGTACCGATATTGCTTGCCGACGCGCTCTTTTATTGCGCGCCCTTCGCGCACAAGTTCGCTCAGATATTTTTGGACAGTTGACCTGCCAATGCGACCGAGCCACATGTCAAATAATTCAAAGGTCGGGTAGGGCGTCAATCGTTCCTGACGCTCTTTCCAAATCTGGTACGCAGTGTCTTTTGTGATTTTATTCATCTGGTATGATTTATACCATCATTAAAGTTTTATGTCAAGATTCAATTTCGGCACACGCTCGCCAGCAATCGCTTTGTCATAGCAAGCGCGTGTATTTGACTTTGGATAAGCGCCTGAATTGCGCCAATCCCTATACATGACAATCCGTTTCACCCTCGCCCAAAAGCGCGGGACTTCGGACAACCGCAAGCCGATAAACATGTGATGCGCCGCAAATTCGTTCTTGGCAAATTTGCGTTTTACCATCCATTGATTTATGTCTTTATTCATTCCCAAAACTCCCATAACGATTTGACGAGTAATAGATTGCTACGCTTTGCGCGCCGACACCATGATTCATATATGGCGGTGGGGGTGAGGGTCATTCTCTATTCGCTTTCTGCGGCAAAGCCGCGCATAAGATTTTCAAATCTTGTAAACTCTTTTCTGAATATCACATCCACGCCACCGGTTGCGCCGTTGCGATGTTTGGCTGTAATCAATTCAACTGATGAACTTTTTTCATCCGCCTTATGAATAAAAATAATATTGTCGCAGTCTTGCTCAATCGCTCCGCTCTCGCGTAAATCACTCAGTACTGGACGCTTCTCGCTTCTCTGCTCAATCGCTCTTGATAATTGCGCGCCCGCAATAACAGGCACATTAAATTCTTTTGCCATTGCCTTCAATCCACGCGACACGCTCGCTACTTCCGCCTCGCGTGTTTGATACTTTCCGTCCGCCCCTTGTAATTGTAAATAATCCACTACAATAAAATCAATGCGCCCATGTTTGGCGCTCTCACGAATATAATTCTGCCTGATGCCATTTACGGTAATGGACGGCATGTCATTAAAATGCAGTGGCATTTTTTCCATATCCTCAACAACCGCATTTATTTTTATCCATTCATCGCGCGTGAGTTTACCTGTAATCAATGCGCCGTATGATATACCGGTCTCCATGCTAATCAAGCGCATAATGACCTGCTCGTTACTCATTTCAAGACTTTCAAATAATCCCCGTTTGTTTTTATCAGCGGCATATTTGGCAATGGATAACATCAGCGAAGTTTTTCCGGTTCCTGGTCTCCCTGCTATCACTGTTAAATCCGACGGTAAAAAACCGCCATAAAATAATTTATCCAAATCATATAAACCGGTTGGCAAAAAGTCGGCGCGCCCGTTGCTTATTTTGTCATAGGCGCTTGACAGCCCGTCTGACATAGTAACCGTGTGAGCGTCAAGATTATTATTCGGCGTTCGTATGTCGGTTAATCGGCGGATAATGTCCGCGCGCATTGTCCAAGAGTCGCGCCCATTACTTCCCCACGTTGCCAACAACCCGCCCGCCTCAACCATGTGACGCTTCGCAGAATAATCTAGTACTTTTGCCGCGTAACTCTCCGGCGCATCACCCCTAAAATTTTCTCTTACCCTCTGCAACGCCAACCGCCCACCCCATTCATCAAGATGATTATGTCGTTCCAGTTCGTCGCCAACCGTAACGGTATCAATAGTCATTCCATTATCGCGCAATGCCAGCATTGACTCATAACACCAACGCGCTTTTACAAGCCATATATCATCAGGTACGATAATCTCTTTTACATAATCCAACTTGGACGGGTCTTTGAGTAACGCGCCGATTAAATTTAATTCTTGCTCTTGCGCCAGTTCGCGTGAATCAGCCATGATACCATCTCCCTATAATGTAGTCTGCTATTGCGTCAATATCTGTTTTTAATGGCTTGACAGTCGCCGTCTTTTCAAGCCGTTCCAGTTCGTCAATATACGCGCTCACCAATTCCGCCGCCTCCGCTACGTCGCGCTCGGTAGTCTGATACCCATCTGATAATACGCGATCAATTAATTCATGCTTGCGTTTGGTGATTTGTGTCATGTTCATTTTTTAGCCTTTGGGTTGGGAACAAAATCTAATCCTTCGCGCGGGTCAACGTAGCGCTTATATTCTGGTCGTTCCTCGTCTGTCTTGCGATACATTTTACCCGCTTCATACTCAGGATAACCCGTATCAATAAAGGCTTGCGGGTTCTCCCTGATTTTTTTATTGCTAAACGCCTTATACTTTCCTTCCCCTTCGCGCCATTTGACATAATCGCTAAACCACCCCGCTGGCGCTTGACTGATTATCCACCGTGTAAATTTATCCCACACAGTATTTGACCGCCACGGCAATTGACCAAACCCAAAAGTGCGCTCAAAATCGTGTAACGCTTCATCCGTGTTATCGGTATCTTTTACGGTGACGGTTTCTCCGTGTGCGATTTTCCATTCAAGCGGCATAGTTTCTCTATGTGTAGTCTCTGATTCATTTAAAGAGGATACCAATTTGGGGTCATCGAGTACCTCCAATTTGGGGTAGTCGATCCTGTAATATTTGGTACGGTCGTACCTGCTTTTCATTGGCTGAATTGATATTAATAACCCCATATCTTCAAGACTGGCAAACGTTCGTTGTACTGTGTTCTCGCTCCAAAAGGGAAAGTTATTCTCCCGCCATTCTGCGTATGTATTCCATACCCACTTGAATCCATCCTGTTCGTAGCCTTTGTTTTTTGTGTTCGTTATCCAATAGTGGACTTGTTGCAACACAATTGCTTCGTTCAATCCAATGGCTACCGCTAATGACGGCTGAAATGTTAGCGGCGATTCGTTGATTAGTAACTTACTCATAACAAAAAACCTCTTTTCTGGAGTCTTGCGCCTTGTCACGGTTGCTATGTACGGCTTAGCAAAGGCAACAAAACGCCAGAAAAAAGGCTTTTTGTACCGTACATTATCGGGTCGTGACTCCCGTTTAGTTGTCAACGCTCATTATATCACAGATTCGCTAAGTCTATCCATGTACTCTGAAATATCTTCGCCGTCGTCACTGTACCAATCACACCATTCGCCATCCTCAAATACTTCCAACCCTGACACATTGCTATAATCATCCTTGATGTTTTCCTCATACTGGAAGTTATCATAATCCCATAAGATATTTAAGATTATGATTGCTACCTCAGGGTTAGGAACCGGCACGATAAACGGCTTGCCTGGAACTTGTGGAATATGCCACACTCTCAAATCACCTTCGTTGTTCTTATTCATTCTGTCATCCTTTCTTTTACTTTCTTAATTACATACGTCCAGTAATTCGAGAAGCGCTCCATCCAACGCTGACGATCATTGCTTGGATAGTATCCCAACTCAATCATCCGGTACAATAACATCGCCGCCTGCAAGCGCCCGAAGTTTTGCCCGCCCAAATCTTTGACGCGCCGCTCAATCTGGTCAAGCATTGAGTCCAGCCAAATCTCGCGCTGTTCATCGCCGCGCACAAACTCACGCTGTAAAAATTCTAAACACTCGCCCTCTAACATCGGGCGCAGGGGTTGGTAATATGACTGCATTATGTCACCTCTCTAACCTGCAACGCCCGCGCGCACCGCGCCTTGCCGGTTGTGTTGTATGGCACAACGATACCAGCCGCATCTTCCCACGGCACGAGCAATTCAAAATAACGAGCGTCTGGATAATTATTTCTTACCCATTCAAGCGTGCCGATATTTACGCCGCATCCACAATCATCTTGACGGTTTGGATTAACAACCTCTTCCAGCCACTCTCCAATAACGCCAAGTTTCCAGTATGACGGGGCGCTGTAACTCGTGTTGCCAATGGCTTTGTATACGATGTATCCAAGTTCATTGTGCAGAAAATTTTCTTTCATCCATTTTGCCGCATCTCTCAAACCCTGCGCGCCGCTCAAGTTCGCGCCGCGCAAGTCTGCGCCGCGCAAGTCTGCGCCGCGCAAGTCTGCGCCGCGCAAGTCCGCGCCGCTCAAGTCCGCGCCGCTCAAGTTTGCGACGCCCAAGTCCGCGCCGCTCAAGTCCGCGCCGCGCAAGTTCGCGCTGCCCAAGTTCGCGCCGCCCAAGTCCGCGCCGCTCAAGTTCGCGCCGCGCAAGTCCGCGCCGCTCAAGTTCGCGCCGCTCAAGTTCGCGCCGCTCAAGTTTGCGACGCTCAAGTCCGCGCCGCTCAAGTCCGCGCCGCTCAAGTCCGCAACGCTCAAGTCCGCAACTTGCTTTTTGTTGTATTCCAGCCACTCAATAACGGTCTTGCCGTTGTGTACAATATTTTTAGGTTCTCGCAGTTTCATGATTGCTTCTTTCGTTTTATTCCCGCCCCGCGCGGAGGAGAAGAGACGCGGGGCGGGATGGGGGAGGGTTATTGACCGAATGGAAAATCGTCCTCATTCGGGAGCGGGGCTTCATCATCAACACTTTTCGCTTGCGATTGTTTTTCGATAACCCACTTTGGCGGGGCTTCGTCTTGTTTGCGAACGGGGGTTAGTTTCTCCATGCCTTTGGTTGGCGGGAGAATGGCGGACACATTCGCAAACATTTTGCTGGCGTCCTTAAACCCCTGCTGGTGTGTAACTCCAATCAGGCAGTTAATCCCGTACAGTTGTTCGACATTGAATCCGGCTTTGATTTCGTCCGCTGTAAACGCCTTGCCGCGCCACGATTCCAAATCCTTTTTCAGGGCGGCATTTTCATACAGTGAGAGAGTGTAAGTCTTGGAGAGCATGTAAGGCTTGCCGTGATATTCATTCTCAGGCGCGTTAATCAGTTCGGCAAGTTCCCATGCAATCACAATCTTGTGGCGCAATTTCGTTTCCCCGTTGTAGGTTGATTCTTGCATCCCTAAATCCCACACGCCACAACAAACGGCTTGCACGGTTCCGGCTTCGGGTAACGGGATATGATCAAATTCTTTTTCACTGGCTTTCGCAATAATGGACATTGCATTTTCCTTTTCTGTGATTTTCGATTGTATCCCCTCCCACTATCGCGGGGCGGGGCGTTGCGGGTCGCCTTGCTACGGCAGGGTTAGCGGTTTATTTCAACCTCCTGCGCCCCAAAATAATCCATGTAATCCTGTGCATTGTCACTGTGAAAGTTGGCAAAAGATTTACATACTATCATTTTTCCGACAATACCTTTTTTTGTTCGTGGCTTACGCGGGATTTTTTCGCCGCGTTGTACTGGCGATAAATCCACCTCACCATACGCCGCGTTGACCTGTACCTCGGTCGCCTGCCAGTCAAGTGACGTATTGATAATGTGTAATGGGTCGGTCGCGCATAGGACTAACGCATCGTGTAATGCCCGCGCCTCCGTGTCGCTCAATTCCCCGTAGACTTCGCAAACAACCTGAGCCGCAAGCCATTCCTGATAGTCATCGGATTGGCTATGTTCGCATCCATGTGTCAGCCTGATATTACATACCGGACAAATACCGATTGCATAATCATTCGGGGTTATGGTTGCAAGGTAATTGTATCTGCGTGGCATATATCCTCAATTCTGTTTGATTGTCGTTTTGATTGTCCTCCCCGCCGCTCGCTTCCAAGCGCATTTACACTGTTACGGCGGGGAGGTTGTGTCTGTGTATCAGCGACCTAGTGCAAGACCACATCTCAGACGTTTTGATTCTACTCCGATTTGTTCGGAGTGGTATCACACAAAGGTACTAATGCGCCTTTCGCCATGCTCGCAACATCTTGATTGCATAGGCGTCTGCGTCGCGTTCGCTGAATTGACCGCGCGCCCCCCATACTCGCCAGCCGCGCGGATGTTTGGCTTGCCATAAATGACGCAGTTCATGAGCCGTGACAAGCACTAATGCTTCCAGCCTTGTGTAGATGTCTATCGCCAAATATCCGCCATGCGCTTTGACGCGTAACGGATATTTATTATCCTTGCCAATTGACACGATTACAAGCGGGGCGACGGTATCGTGATAAGAGCATCCTTGTGTGTAAGCACGCCCGCGAAAAGAACCGGCGCAATTTTTGAAACTAATATCAAACTTGCTTACGCCAGCAGGCTTAACAAATCTCACTATGTCTCGAATCAATTCGTTGTCAAAATCGGTGTAGTTTTTTATTTTCATTTCACACCATCCAGCAGGCGGCGGGCGATGTCTTTGACAATGCGCGTGATAGGCAATTCGCCGCGCAATGTTTCGTCAATCTCTCGTATACCCGCTTCCAATTCTGCGATGCGCTTCTCGGCGGCGGCAAGTTTATTAAACCTGTTGCAGATTTCATTGTGGATATACTCGGACTCTTTGGCGCGTGCGGCATTGTCTACCCCGTCCAACAGGGATGATACCGTAGCAATCTCTCTGCCTTCATTATCTAAGATTTTCCGTATGCCAGTCGTGCTAATGGTCGGCTGTAATAATGTAATCATCGTTTTATCTCCTTGTAAGTTCCTGATTGCCTGCGCCTTGACCGCGTCAAGGTCGCTAGTATCGTCGTCCACCAAAAGGCGTGTCATTTCATCGGCTATCTGTTGTTTGTTCATTGCGCTCCTATCTTGCAATCACTGTTGCTAAGTGTTTGAAAAAATCCATTACATCACCGTTTGCAAAATCTATCTTAACGATAATATCCTTGATTTGTTTTTGCTCTTGCACATTAGCAATTTTTATATGCTCAACAATTACCGCAACAGGGATTATGTTTATTCCCCATTCTTTGCCTTCAATCTCAAAAGACTGATCCAGGTCAATCCCTTTTTCTTCAATGAATGTGTCAAACCATTTGTTAAAAGTCATTTCGTTGCTCCTGTTTGGTTTCTATGACCTAATAATAAAACCGCAAGATTAAGAGAACCTTAAAATCAGATTAGAAAATCTGACCAATTTTTGACGCAGATTATATATAATTTCTGAGAAAGTTCCCCACCCGCAAAACAAAAACCCCGCTTATTCAGCGGGGTAGTGAGCGTAAATTGTAAACGCTATGCAATCCAGATTTTAGCGACCATCAAAACGCCGGTAGGATTGGTTGACCATGTCGGCGTTACCCATTTCAGCGTGAAATAATCGCCTAGTGCGACCGATACACTCATGGAGGTATTGCTAAATGAAAACGGGGTTGCGTTGAATACCGCCGCCGATGTGACGGTTGTATCGGTCGTATCGTTGAGGCGGAATGAAATTGTACTGGTTTCCGTGGTTGCAAGCGTCCCCGTGACAATGCCGTCAATGTAAACGCGCCTTACCACGCCCGCGCGCGGCACTCTGATTTTGTGTTGCGCCGCAACAGTCACCAACCCCTGATTTGTAAATGGACTAAAATAATAAGTGGTTGCGTCGGCGGGATTACTGCCAGTACTTGCGCTAAAATGCGCGTCCAAACAATACCCGCCCACATTTTCGCCTAGCACTTTATACGCCGTTGCATCGCTTGACGAATAGATGGACAGGTAGTCGCTGGTCAATACCGGCGTGCTGGTAACTGTCAAATTATTGATGCGCTTAAAAATATTAACGCCGCCCGCCGCCGTTGTGCCAATGTCGGTTTCGATTGCGGTAACTTCGTCTTGCAATTCGTTGACGTGCGCGGCTTGTGGATAATCCACGCCATCAGTTTTTGACGTATAAGTTTTTACAGTAGTTGGAAAAGATGCCATTTTATAAACTCCTTTAAGTTGATACCGGCGATACGTTGACCAACGCATGGCGGCACGTCCATTCGGTTTCTATGTCCTGCCCGTTGGCAGACATCCATTTATGACGTATTCGCATAATGCGGTACATATTATCTGTTTGTGATGCGGTAAATTTTGGTTTTGCGATGGTGAAATAAGTCGGACTATTTATATCCTGCCAAAATTGCTCCGGTTGGTTTCGTAGTTTGACCGTAACGCGACGCGATAGGTGAGGGTAACCAAGATAAAAGAACTCGTTGTATTTGACTGAATCAGCGTTGTAATTCATATTGTATGGCGTATCTATGGTTAATGTTCGTGCGGGTGTTTCGCCCCAGTTATCTAATGTGTGCTCAATCATCGTTTTGCGCCAATAGACAACCGTGCCTTTAACTTGTAGCGTTGTAAAATAGCCGCTGTCCGTACTGCCATTGGTCAATGTCAAGCGTGCGCCGCTTCCCAGTTCCGAAAACGAAACAGAACAAGACGCGGTAATATTCGAACCGCTCCCGTCACTGGAAGTATTAACCACATAATCGCCGTCGCTTGACTGCAACGTATTGGCAAACGCTACAAACCTGTCAATCGTCGCGTCGTCATAACGATAGTCAATCAAAAAATTTATAGACGAATTTGCGCCAACTGCTATATCGTCCTCTGTTTCCTTGCTCCAGATTACCGTATCAGTCGCGCTGTATGAAAATTTATATACATTCACGTTTAATTTGGTGAATAGATTTTCCCACGGTTGCGATACAATAATGGGTTTCAGCAAAATACTTTCGTCAAATGTGTTGCTGTCGGTTGCCGAATAATTATTTTCCGAATAGTCCCAAACTACCTGCCCCGCCGCGTCTACATAAACAAGATTTGTGTCCTCTTGCATTAAATCATGAATCACACGATAGGCGGTATCATTACAAGAGAAATACGCAAAGCCAGTTGCTGAACCGCTGTCAATTATATTATAGCCGTCTGTCCAGCCGATATTATCCAACACCTCAATAAACGCTGTTTGACCGGCAGTGTTAAAATCCGTGTCGCTGAACAGGGCGATATTTGCGACGCGCTCTTGCAATATCTCAACGCCGTCGTGGATGCGTATCGTTGCGGTGTTGTCGGTTGGGTTGTTGGATATGTCGCGAACGTACCCATAAAAAACTTCGGTGTCTGTGCTTGAATAACCCTCGCGCACGCGTATGCGCGCCTTGCGTCCAGGCAGGTTATCGGTACTTGGCGAGCCGTCCGTATTCCATAAGTTATAGCGCCCCGTGCTATTGTCGAATTTAAGCGTACACGTCCCCACCATCGGCATACTCATACCGTCCGCGCCAAATTCGTTCGTGTCAAATTCCTGCAAAAAGCCTCTATCAATATCCATGCCAATGCAATATATCGCCTCATTGCTCCCGTCAAATGCGCCGTCATTATCGCGGTCAATTTCGATTGACCATAGCCTCGTGGTAGACGGCGAACCAGGCACGCCGTAAAAGCGCGAGGCGTTGCCATATCGTAAAGAATTGAATCCATAACGTTCGTATGTCATGAGTACCTCTGAGCCTCTTTGACGCCCTGTAAAATGACGGGCAAAAGATGTGCCCGCAGTTCCGCTTCGCTCGCCAGCGATACGGCGGGGGCGTATGTCAAATTAACTGTTACGCCGCCATTACTACCAACAGGTGCAAGCATTGCCATTTGATCGCGGGTGAATACGCCTTCAGTACCGTGTAATAATTCCCAATGTCCGCGATTTGAGCCGGTCGTGATGCCGCCTTTGGCGTGTCCGCTCGCGCCCGTCCCCGTAGTTCCCGTTCCAGAGCCGGTACTCCCGCCTGTGCCTGTTCCGCCAGGGAATAGATTGCCAATATTAACAACCAAATTAAGAATCTCTGATCGCAATTTTGTGATGATATTTGTAATCAGTCCGTAAATCGTATTGATTGCGCTTTGGAAGCCCGCCAGAATTTTATCGCCTATCAATTTGCCAAGACTTGATAATGAATTGGCGGCGGATGTAAACGCATCTTTGAAGCGTTGCACAATCTCACGCGCTTTCGCTTGTATTGCGGATATACGCGATGAAATGGACGCGATAATATTATTAACAATGGTTGCGCCGGTCTCTTTCATCGTGGTTATGCCGTTATCTATCGCGCCTTTAATTTTGGTCATCAAGTCGTGCATGGTATTGATAGCGATGGTTTTTGTTTTATCAATACCTTCGCCGATTTTTTCGCCGAGTTGTTGCGCCTTTTCTTTTAACACAGGATGCGTGCCATTAATCGCCATGACGAATTGAGTCTCTAGATAATGCCAGCCGATACGCATGTTTTGTACAACCGTCTGCCATGAGTCGTAACCAAGCAAGCCAGCTAGCAGGTTTTTACCGGCGTATGATAACGACGAAGCGAGCGCGTCCCAGTTAATTTCGCTCACCATCGTACTCAGCCCATTAAATATATTTATAAATCCCGCCCTGATTTCAAGACCTATTGCCGCCCAATCCATCGTAGCGATTTTATCGGCTATCCCCTGACTCATTCCGCTCCAGTCTACGCCGTCCATCCAATCCTCAAACATTTGAGTCAAGTCAACAAAACTTTTACCCTTCAACCCGCCCGCAAAATCAAGCAAGCCCTTTGTCGCGTTGCCTAACCATTTCCCCATGTTTTCAAGTTTCGCCATACCGTCGCCAGATAGCCACTCGGTAAATTTCGCGACTAATGGCTGTAACTCGTCAAACATGCCTTTGAATAATGTCCGCAAGCCTTTTTTCTTCAACTCGTCAAGCGTCGACAAAATACCAGACCACGAATTAGCCATGCGCTCCGCGCTACCGCCCACCGTGCCTTCCAACGTTTTATTGAACGCCTCCATAAACGAATCGGCGTCTACCAATCCTTTACTAACATCGTCTAATGTAAACCCCATTCCTTTCAAAATGTCGTTTACAGGCACGCCAGCATACGCTAATTGATTCAGGTTATCGGCGGTGACGCGTCCCTTGCTATTGATTTGACCAAGCGCCAGCGCGACGCTATTCATCACGGTTGATTCCTGCCCTGTCGCGGCAAGTAAATCCAACGTATTTTCAGTTAACTTTTTCGCTTCATCGCTGGTGAATCCGTATGTTAGCGCCGTGCGATATGCCGCTGAAACGCCGGTCTCGTCGAACGGCGATTTCATAGCCAATTCGCTAATCCATTTCAACGTATCTTGCGCCGCCGGCCTCGCCATAGCCAGCGCCTCGGTCATATCTTTCGCCGCGCCCGCGTTCAAAATTTCACGCGCGGTCAATGCCTGAATACTCGCGCCGAGCCGCTCATATTCTGCAATAGCGTTCAGCCCCTCTTTCGCCATTTTCGCAAAACCAACCGCAACCGCGCCAACCGCAACCGCGCCGAAGGCAGTCGCGGCTTTGGCGATGCCTCCAAGCGAAGAGCCAACGCCCTTTATAACGCTTGACGCGTTATCTTTTGCATTGATAATTATTTCAACGGTGTTTGCCATGTCTGTGTTTTGCTTTTAATAAGCGAGCCTCGCGCTCCGCGCGCAGATTGAATTGACCGACAATGTAATTTGTGCGGATAATCCATTTGATTTTCGTCCACGCCGTTTCCGGTTCGTGCATGATGACCCACGGTGGAGTACCCCATTTTTCCGCCGCATTCCACGCGCCAAACCAGACGGGCAACCTACGCCCGCCGCGCTGAATTGCATTATCTATCAGGCGGCGGTCGGAGGGTTTAACGCGTTATCGTTAAGTAACTCTAAAAATCTTGTCAATACGACTTGGATGTCTTTCATTTTCAGCGCGCCTAGTTCTTTCTTAGCGCGCTCATACGGTACAGGTTGATCGGCGGCGTCCACTACAAAACGGGCGATAACATTTTTACTCGCGCCCATCTTGCCAGACTCTAGCACTTCCAAATCGTCCCATGTTAAATTCTCTTGCGCCGTGCCGTCAAACTTGAATCGAATCTCCATGCAAAACCTTTCTATGGCAACGAGGTTAATTCGTTAACCACACTGAATACGGCTTTCTTTGCCGCGCCGCTTGAATAACCTATTCGGAAAGTTCCAGTCACGCGATTATTACCGTCCGCCTCGTCGAGCGTATCAAATTCCGACCATTTGCCGTACAGGTCAAGCGTCAATTTCTTTGTGCTATGCGTGCCAGGCGTGCCAAGAGCCGAGCCCGTCCAAATCAGGCGAATAACCCGTTCGGTTTGCGCGCGCCATGCGGCAATTTCAGCAGTCGCGGTTGAGTCATGCTCAAACGTAATTTGTAGCGTTCCTTCATCGCCCACGCGTTTGACCTGCGAAAAATACAGGTTGCCGTCGCCGGTTGGAATTTTTTGCCAGCCAGTTGTCAGCGGCAATTCCATCGAAATCAATGTGCCGCTTTTTTGCGTAGTGCCTGCGGTATCCGTTGACGGGTCAATATATAACTTGCCTTTGCTGAATAAGATTGTTTCAACAGTCGGCACGGATAACCCGCTTGTAAAGGTTGTGGTACTAACGGCTTGACCTTCCAGCGTCGCTGTTACCATCAACGCCTGTCCCTGTTCACCGCTCAATGTCATCTCGCGCACAAATGCCGAGCGCATGATTTCCGCCTGTTGGTTATCGCCCGCCTCAATTACTAAATAAGTAATATCAGATGAGGCGATGGGGTCTGTGTCTGCAAATTGTAGGTTGTACGTCCACAACAAACCCGAACCGGTTGCATCCGAGGTCGGCGTTGTAACGGTATGAATACCCGCGTTGAATAGGTAGGGCAATTGCTCAAAGGTCGCATCCGCCTCAAGTTCAATTTCACCGCCGGTCATTGCGATATACGAACGATTAACGCCGCCGATAATGCCCACATATTCATCGGGGAATTGCACCTCGGTTAAATCATCCAAAACGCCAGTCCCGCGCCAGTAGGTTGTGGGGATGTCGGTCGTTCCGTTCAACGCCGCCATTGCGCCAATTTGTACTCTGTTTAATGCTCTAATTCCAGGCATACGTTACTCCTCTGCCTGTTCAAACACAGGCACATCATTTTCTTTTTTTGCTTTTCGTTCTTTTACTTTTTCATAAAGACCAGATGCAAGCACGCGCTTTTCGCCGTATTGCTTGACCTCTTCGTCCGTTAAATCACGAGCGGGAATGCCTTTTACAAATCCTTTTCCGTTGTATTTATACATTGAGCAACACTGCCTCCGATTTACTACCGCCCGCCGCCTTGATTAGTTTGTCAAGTTTGGCGAGATATGCGCTGTTCTCACTCGCCGCGCCGTTGTATAAGCCAACGTAACAAGAGGCGGTCAAGTATTGACGGGCGACCTGTAAAAATTCATCTACGGCGCGCTTGCGTTTGACGTAATTTTTCGCCTGAATCGCCTTGTTGAATAAGGCGTTACACGCGCCCGCCGATGTGGTCGCGGCGTTGATTGCTTTATCGTGTTCGTTGGCAGTTCCCATCAACGCGCCCTCAAATTCTTGACGGCTGAATTGAAACTCACCGGCGTGTTCGGTCATTGCCTTTGCCTTGGCAATGTATTTTTCATTCTCTTGCATCGCGCCTGCTAGTTTGTTGATTTCATAGCCAGCCGTGACTTGCGCTTTCAACGCGTCCATTGTTTCCTGATATTTTTTACCGGTCTTCAAAAACTCGTCAAGCGTTTGGGTGGCGTATAAAGTAATGTCTTTATAGCGCGTCCGTTGTTCTTCGATTAGCGGCTTAAGTTCGTCAACGCGCTTTTCAAAATCAGACAAATGTAATGTCGCTTCGCCTTCGTAACCATAAAGCGGGAAGTCGAATATCTTGGTATAAGCCTTGACTTTTACGCCGCGCCCGATTGCAATACCGAGCCAAAAGGTTACGCCGTCACGCTGATATTTATATTCCGTGTCCGTTTCCATCTCCGCGCCGTGTACCTCAATTGTTTTGTAGCCTTGATGGATACCCAGCGCCAGCGCATAACAGAATGTGCTTGAAAAATATTTGTCGCCCTGTTTGTCCATGCCGTACCATGAAAAATCTGGAAGCAAGGTTCGGCAAATATCCTGCAATGGATAGCGTACCGATTTTGGGACATCGGGATATACGTCCTGCATATAAATCAATGGCGTCTCGCCGCTTTTCAACCATGCCGCATGATTTGAATCGTTGCGATTGTGCGGGTTGCGCCAAATCGCCTCGGCGTGCATTTGGAATACGGCGTCTGCTTTTTTAATGTGCGGTTGAATTGCCAGCGCTTCGTTAAATACCCATATATCGCAATCGGTACGATTAAAATCAAATGTTTCAGCGCCGCGCGGGTGACTTCCAAGAATTATCAATACGTCTTTCATCCATAAGCCTTTCTAGGTCGTGGGGGTCTCCAAAGTTTTTAATGGTACGGTAAACCGAATCATGAGCGTTTGAATCGTGTTGTATTCAATCGCTTGCGGTTCTGAAAATGCGACAGGAAAGACAATCGTGTCCACTACATCGCCTAATGTGGGATCGCCTGATAATCGCTTTGCAAAATCAAGCACCACCGCGTCAATTTGTCGGTACGCCGTCGCCAATACGCTACGATTGAAATGAAAGTCAACAAACACATTCGGCATGAATTGACAGGTTGTCGCGTTCATGGCGGTGAACTCCCCGCCGCCGAAATGAGCGATTGACATCGGCAAGACCGCCGCCGAATCTACGGGGTAATCAGGCGCATATTTGACGCGCCCTTCGCCGTATGAACAGGCAAGGGCGTGTTCCTGTAATCGTTGAATCGCGTCATCTATCATTCATCACCCGCGCCGCGTAGTTTATACGCCCATAACAAGCCCGCTATTTCGGGGTCAAGGTCGGTAAGGTTAATCGCGCCCTGTTCGCCGCTCCCCGTTTGTGCAAACATCTGCTTTGATTTCATAAACCAGCGTATCGCTTGCATCTTGCAAGCCATTGAAACATCGGCGGGCGGGGTAAGGGAGTATCCAAAAAAGGCGGTTACCTTAACCGCTTTGCGATAGGGATACCAGTACAATTTTGACCCGTTTAATGTGTCTACAATCAACTCAGACACAGGCGTTTCATTGTATGGTGATGTGATGTAATCGGACGAACTCCAGGCCGTGTAATCGCTTGACGAAAGCCCGCCCGATTCGCTTACCGCGACGGCGGATATGCTTACGGCGTCATCTATGCCAAGCCTTACCCCGCCATTGCCGTCAAAATAACGAACTGTCGCATCAGTGGATGGGTAAAAATAATTAGCGGGCTTACCTATCTCTCGGTCAATGGCGCGCGAGGCGGATGTAATCACAGTCGCCAGCATGGAGTCATAATCAAATACGACATTCAAGCCGGATTCAACCGCAAGCGTTTTAACTTCTGTGACCGTACAATAATCAGCCATAATAAGATGCTAGGGGTGAGAAAGTTTCCCACCCCTAGATTATTACCGCTAGGTAGCGGAGGGGATTGAGTTGCCAGGATAACGCGGCGAAAGAATCGCGACTGCGTTAACCAGAGTTGCGGTTGCGCTGGATGAAGCGGGCGCAATTTTGACGCGCAAGAAGCGGAAGTCCGCTCCAGGATTGGTCGCCAGCGCGGCGGGGTCAACGTCAATAACAAGCGTCTTATTATCATCGCTTGTGGTCATTGATACGCCGTCGCTCGTGCCAGCCGTAATCGCGCCCATCGTATCAGTGCCAATGGCGGCGGACAGACGGTAACGGAAAGGCACGGTCGCTTCGGTTGCATTCGATGACGCGGCGGTAGACGCTTCCACGCTTACCGTGCTGGCGTCACCGGCGATATTCCCAAAACTGACTAGGAATTGCGCCCAATTGCTGGTTTTCAAGTCCACATATTGTGTGTATGTGGTTGTTTCAGTAATATCTTGCGGCGCAAGAATGGGAAGGACTTTTTGATTCTCTGCAAATTTATTCATTGTGTCACCTCATTACGATGAAGCGGAGAGCGCAACATAGGGAGTCTGAGTAGCAGTACCCTTGAACGGAGTCAAGGCGGACTTCCAAAGCGGCGCGCCGTCAACGCGATAGATAAAGCGGAACGCCTGTTCAGCGGTAGTAAAGGCAACATGAATTGACGCGGCGGCTTGAATACCGCTCACCTTGTCCACCAATTGGTATTGCGACGGGCTGAAAAGCACAATATCGCCAGCCGTGCCAAGTGTTGCGGCGTACTCGACTTCAATCACCGGGCGTCCCTTGATTCGCATTGCGCCTTCGTTGTTATAGTCGATGAAGCGGGGCGGGATAGAGCCAACCGCATCACTCAACATCATTTTGTCAAGCTGTGGATTCACATCTTGATTAATCAGCCAAACGTAATCATTTACACCAGCCCATCGGCGCGCCCACATGCCGGTAAGGTCATCAAAGTTAATTTCATTGGCGTCCAGACGAGTTACAGACACAACGGCGGGGGAATTCATAAAGCCCAAAGGCTTACCAGCACCGTCACCGTTGAAAACTGCATCCTCGGTCAAGAAGCGCAATTCTTCCGGCACGGTTCGATTCAGCC